ACTAGAAAAGGGGGGAAAAGTAGAAATTTCTTATATAGACTTTGACACTATATAAGTTTCCTTTATATTTGCTGCAAAGCAAACTATTATGGAAACCAAATTAAACTTTAATGCGACTCGTGATTGGGTTGTATTTCGCAGTCCTCGTATTGAAAAAACAGAGTCAGGTATTCACCTTCTAGGTGGCGCTCAAAAATCGATCAGCACCAATATCGTAGAGATCTTAGAAGCTGGTCCTGAGTGTGTTATGGTAAAAAAAGGAGACACAGTTCTTGTTCACCCTGAATCTGGGGCACTAATCATACATATTGATGAAGGCGAATATGCATGTGTTAATGAGTTTCAGATTGTAGGCATTATCCCAGATAGCGTCTAACAAATGAACGGGACAGTCACTCTCCCGTTGAAAGACTTTGATGAGTTACGAAACTCAAGCAAAGACACGCAGGATATGCAGAAAAAACTAAATCGTGCCGCTAAGGAGATCGAGGTTTTTCTGTCTTTTCTGTGCACGCGGGAAAACATCCAGATATACGTGGATGAATTTAATAATCAGTCATCACAGGCTACAATACGCATTGTAGACGGGAAGGCAAAAGTGCAGATTAATGAAAACACTTAAAATAGAAGTAAACTCTACACTGAAATACCTACAGGTATTTAATGGGATACTAGAGCTTACTGACAAAGAACTGCTGATATTGTCTAAGTTTATAGACCTGTCAGATACAGTAAACCTGTGCTCTACAGAAAACAAAAGAGTCGTAGCTGATAGTCTGAGTATTAAGGATTATAATACGCTAAACAATTACGTAAAGAAGTTAAAGGACAAGGGAGCTATTAGAAAAACAAAAGATGGCTACAAACTATCTCAGATACTAATACCTCAGAAGAATATTAACCTACAAATACTTTACGTAAATGAGTAAATTGTCTATACGTCAAATGCTAATAAACTTCAAAGACGAAGTTATAAGATATGCGAGAGAAGGGGCACCTCATGTTTCAGATGAGGCCTACGAAACTAGATTATCTACGTGTACGGGATGTCCGCACCTAGAAGAATATCGTTGTGGGATGTGCGGATGCGTAGTAGAAGAAAAAGCAAAATGGGCAACATCTAACTGCCCAGATAATAGATGGGAAGATGAAGGAGAAAATAATAATTCAGAAACTGGCAAGTGAGCATAAGCTGCCCCTGCACAAAGTAGAAGAAGCTGTGTATTTTCAGTTTAAATATGTAGCAGACGTAATGCGGGCAGGAAACTTCGAGTCAGTACGACTCCCATTTCTAGGGAAGTTTCATGTAAGAAAAGGAAGATTAAAATACTTAAATGAAGAACCTAATAACAGCTGACGGAAATACGGTCATACCCTCACCGTACGCGCTTACTATCTCTGAGTTTAAATCGCTCAAGATTGAGGAGTTGTCTGCTGTATATTTCTTTGTAGACCACAGATCTCCGTACGGAGTATACGAGGAGGAAGACAGGTGGAACCATATCATGGACTTACTAAAAGTTAAGTCTACGCCGAAAATTAAAGCGGCAATAGAGAAGTACAAAGAGTTGTCAGAGACCTCCGCAGTAAAACTTTTAAAAGCTGCAAGAGAATCAGTAACCAAATTAGAAGCATACTTCCGAGATGTGGACTTGACACTCGCAGATGACAACGGTAAGCCTATATTTCACGCCAAAGACTTGATATCCAATCTGTCTAATATGGCAAAGGTGGTGCAAAGCTTGGATGAGCTAGAAGATCTAGTTAAAAAGCAGCAACAAAAAGACAATCCTAACAGAGGTGGGGTAGTAACTAATAAGTATTCGCAGTGATATTCCAAAACACACATAGTTTCTCCCCAGCAGCTAGATCATATCTGAAATCGGGCTACTATACCGAGGCATTAGCTGGGACAAAAGAGTATTATGAGTTCTGGGATACAGAACGAAACAGATGCATGTATGGATTTGAAGTAAACGGCATCAGGATTACAGGCTACCATTACTTTTATCTCAATTACTGCCCAATTGACCGCGCAGTCGATGAAGTTCTCCCAGATGGGACAGTCCAAGCACGAAGAGAGCGTACATTTCCAGCATTTTACGACGGAGACTACAAATACTACCATGCGGTAGACACATGTAGGAAAGAAAACAAACATATGTCTGTACTTAAAGCCAGACGTAAAGGATTTTCCTACAAAGCCGGGAGTATGCTGGCACGTAACTACTTCTTTCTACGTAACTCTAAGAACTTTGTATTTGCAGAACAGAAAGAATATCTAACAGGTGACGGACTCTTGTCTAAGACCTGGGATTTTATATCGTTTATAGATGATAACACTGCATGGACACAACCTCGTCTGACCGATAAAGAAATGCACAAGCAATCTGGGTACAAGAAGAGAGTTAACGGGACAGACGTAGCTCTTGGCATGAAATCACAGATAATTGGGGTATCTCTTAAGGATAATCCTCATAAAGTGCGTGGTAAAGCGGGTGAGCTCATATTCTTTGAAGAAGCGGGATCGTTCTCTGGACTTCTAACCGCATGGGAGATTGCTATGCCTACAATGAAACAAGGTTCTAAAACACTTGGGACCATGATAGCATTTGGCACAGGCGGAGAAGAAGGACACGGATTTGCATCACTAGAAGAGCTATTCTATCACCCAGAAGCATATAACTGCTTATCATTTGAGAATGAATGGGATGCAGGAGCTATGGGCACATCGTGTGGGTACTTTGTTCCTATATACCAAAACTTAGATGGGTTTATGGATGATCACGGTAACTCGATGATTGCCGACGCTAAAGAGTTTGAAGAAGAAGCTAGAACTAATAAAAAGAAAGCAAACGATGCAAAGGCTTTGGACCAGTATATAGCTGAGCACCCCTTCACACCACAAGAAGCTACACTTCAAACTACAATAAACATCTTCGATGTTACCTCTTTAAAGGAGCAGTACAATAGGGTAAAGGCACACAACTTAGAAAAAGAAGGTACTGCAGGCTTGTTGTACTACAAGGGTGAGCACGTAGCCTTTAGGCCTGATCCATCTGTCAAGCCAATAAACAAATTCCCGCACAGAAAGGATGACGATTTAACAGGAGGAATAGTAGTATATCAAAACCCATTCCAAACCAAAGAAGGAAATACTCCGCACAATCTTTATGTTATCTGCCATGACCCGTACGCACAGAGTAAGAGTACAACAAATCAATCCTTAGGCGCAGCATATGTGATTAAACGTCCAAACAATCTATCCAAGCCAGATGATATGATTGTTGCTAGCTACGTAGGACGTCCGCAAACACAGGACGAATACAACAGAAACCTATTCATGTTAGCAGATTACTACAATGCTAAGATTGGGTTTGAGAATGACAGAGGTGAACTCATTGCATATGCTAAGCGGTACCGCAAATTGCATAAGCTACAAGAAGAGTTTGAGATGTTGGACAAACGAGAGCTACGATCAAGAAACGTTAAACGTCAGTATGGTATGCATATGACAGAACAACGTAAGCGACAAGGAGAGCTCTATATAAGAGACTGGTTAATATCACCACGAAGTACAGACGAAGACGGAAATGTAAGATTAAATTTACATGACATTTATGATGTTGGATTACTACAAGAATTGATTAAATTTAACCACAAAGGTAATTTTGACCGAGTCATGGCTTTTATGGTAGGAATGTATCACACTAGAGAGCTATATAATAAAGAGGTCGTTGAAAGCATTAACGATATGTCTCAAAACGAATGGTTCGATCGAAATTATAACTAAATTTTATACTTTTACAGGAATGTACGGAGCAGCAAAAATACCGCAGCAAAGACTCCCGCTAAAGAAGAAAACTAAGAAGTGGAGAGAGGAATGCATTGATGCTTTCATTAACCTATCTAAGTTCGGACTAAGCGAGAGGCGCAGCAATCTTAAGGCCCTATATGATTATTATAACGGAGAGGTAGATGAAACCGACTACCGCTATGTCATAAAGCCGTACGGCAAAAGCAGAGAAAACTTTCCGTCTAAGCTAAGGAACTACCCCATTATCAAACCGATCATAGATTTGTTGCTAGGGGAAAAGTCAAAAAGGCCACTAAACTACAGCGTTACTGTAAAGAACGCAGACAGTGTTAGTCTCAAGCAGCAGGCTAAGACGGAGCAGTTACGTAAGACAGTAGAAGCTATGTTCTTGAAAGAAATAGCGGAACCTAAAGATTTGCAGAGCCAGCAGGCACAAGAACAAAAACCACTTCTTCCAAAGCAGGTAGCAGAACAGTTTGAGCGTACATATGTAGATGACCGTGCCATTAAAGGACAAGCAGCTGTAAACTACATCATGTATGAACAAGAGATGTATGATAAGTTCCAGAAGCAGTTCTTCCACTTTCTAATAGCAGGAGAAGCATACTCTCACAAAGGAGTAAGACGCTCAGAGCCTTTCTATGATGTAGTTAATCCTATTGATATTGACTTCGATAAAGATCCTGATGTAGAGTTTGTGGAGGACGGGGATTGGGCAATAGTTAGACGATACGCACACACCTCTACGGTTATAGATCAATTTGGGGACTTTCTTACAGAGCAGCAGGTGTTAGAGCTAGAAGATCCCAAAAACCAATCAGTAGATACGTACTTATTGTACAGATCAGAGGCTGCAGGTAATGGGGATAACGTATACCGCAATAGACTTGTTGAAGTAGTTACTGTATACTGGAAAAGCAGAAAGCGTATTGGCTTTGTGGAATACATAGATCCACAAACAGGAGTAGCGGAAGAGTTTGAGATAGATGAAGAGTACAAGATGCCAGCAGAACTCAAAGCCCAAGGCGCTAAAACCAATTGGGAATGGGTAAACGAGGTATGGGAAGGCACTAAGATTGATGGCAGATTCTATGTAAAGATGACCCCAATCGCTAACCAGCGTACGTCACTAGACAATCCATCACTCTGCAAGCTCCCAATCAATGGGTTTAAGTACTCAGACATTAACTCTAATAACGTATCTCTAGTTAGTTTAGGTATACCTTTTCAGATTAATTACAACATATTCAAGTACCGCATGGAACTTGCTATTGCACGGTCTAAGGACATCATAGCACAGTTTGATATCAACATGATCCCAAAGAAATGGGACCTGGATAAGTTTATGTACTACGTAGAAGGCACAGGCATTGCCTGGGTTGACTACAACAAGGAAGGCATACAGCTTTCACCTCAGCACCAGTCTGTATTAGACATGTCTATTAAGACAATAGAACAATACATACTTCTCTTAGAGAATACTATGCAGGAGTGGGAAAAGATATCAGGAGTAAACAGACAACGACAAGGAACAATAGGTGCAAATGAAGGTAAAGGATCTTCTCAGCAAGCTATTGTACAATCAAGTCATATCACAGAAGACCTATTCCGCAAGTTCTCACGCTTTGAACAACGAGAGTTGCAAGGAATGCTAGACTACTCTAAGGAAGCTTGGGTATCTGGGAAGAAAGGTATGTATGTAATGCCTGACACAACTACTCAGTTTATAGACCTTGAGTCACTTGGGCACATGGAGTCTGAGTATGGAATCTTTGTATCTGACGCTGGAAGAGACCAAGAGAACATTAGACAAGCACGTGAGCTATCACAAGCAATGATTCAAAACGGGATGCCTGCATCTGCAGTACTTGAGTTGCTTGATACTGAGAACTTCTCTGGCATTAAAGACAAGCTACGTAAAGCAGAAGCGGCACAAGCAGAACTTGAGCAAGCTCAACAGCAGGCCCAACAACAGCAAATGCAACAGCAGATGCAAATGGACCAGCAAAAGATGCAGCAAGAGGGACAAGAAAAAGATCGTGACAGGCAGAAAGATATAGAAATAGCTTTGATTAATGCAGAAGCAAAAGACCAAGCTAATCGCTTAGATATAGACTTGCAGAAAATTATGCAGGACTACGACATTAAGCAGAAAGAAGTAGATCTTAAACGTGAAGCGTTATCTAAAGAAGGTGACCTCGAACCTAATGGGGAGTAATGGATAACGCTACTCGCCGGAGTTTATTGACAAGACACCGACAGTCTCAGTTTCCTGGGTCTATACTTGATGTATTCAAGGCACACGACCAAGGAATAGACTTACTTGGGGAGTTTGAGCAACAACAAATGCAAGTTGCGCAAACACCTCAACAGCAACAGCAAGGATTGAGACCCGCACACCAGGTGGGGAACGTTAATCAAAGTATGACATTCCCTAATGTCCCTCCTAACACTCCATTCAATACGATGGGCATGAAAGCCCCAATCGACATCAAAAAGTTTAATGAGCAGGGACACTTAGTCAAGTCATACGATAACGTTCCCCCAGGTGTACAAAATCTCCCAACAGGACCACAACGTGGTACAGTCATTGAAACTCCTGCTAATATGC